CGGTTGCGGCCATGGACTACTCCTTCTTCTTGGGGGCTGCTAGACCCGGGACCGGCGCGTCAGGCGAGGCCCCGGGTGAGGTCGGTTCGACTCCGACCGTCTGGCGCGCCTCTTCCTCAACCGGCGGGTGGCTCGTGACGTGCGCCACGATGTAGTCGGCGTTTGTGGTGCCGTAGGCGCAGGTCCGGCACTGGTAGTAGGCGACGCTGACTGGCTCACCGGGCGCGTTGTGCGCGGCGTCCCATGTGTCCATGCGCCGCTTCTCGGTCGTGTAGGGGTCCGTCTTCATGGCTGCACCATCTCCGTCACCTCCAAGGTCATATCGAGCCACGCCCAGCGGTCGTTCGAGTCGAATCGGTAGTGCAGGCGCGGCGCGACCAGGCACAGTCCGCCGAGCGTCGGGTCGGCCCCGAAGGCGCTGGCATACGCCTGGTAGAACGGCAGCCCGAGCCGGCGCATGTTGGCGAGATCGACCCGCGGCAGCCACAGCACCATCGGCACCTGCCAGCGGTACTCAGCCGTGCCGTCCTGGGCGACGTACTCGATGTCGGCGCTGTCCGGCAGCTCCGACCAGTGCGTCCATAGCCCGGTCGGCGCATCCGGCGCGGGCTGGATCGTCTGGCCCGGGTTGAGCGGATCGCCGATGCTGCCCTGCCCGCAACCGAAGACAGCGGTGACCCCTGAGATGCCGGCCGCGACCTGTGCGGTGTAGTCCACGATGGTAGCGATCTTCGTGCTCACAGCCGCGTCGCCTCCTCGATCGCCGCTCGCGCGGCTGTCTCGATGGCGGCGGCCGACTGCGAGCGGGCGGCATCAGAGCCCGCCTGCACGAAGGGGACGGGCCGTGTGCGCTTGCCGGTTCGCGTCAGGTTCGGCGCATGGCCGACGATCTCGTGCCCCTCGATGACGAGGTGGCGGTGCCGAGTGCCCCTGCCGAACGGGCCGACCACGTAGTAGTTCAGCGCGGCGTGCGCCCCGGCGACCGAGGCGAGCGCCTTCGTGGTGCGGCCCGACTTATAGCGGATACCGCGAATGAGGCCACCGGGGTCTTTGCGACTCTGGCCCGTCGTCATGCCCTGCGCGGCCGAGCGGATCGCTGCGCGCATCGGCTTGGCGCCGGCCACGATGATCTTACGCATGGCCTGCGGCACCTTGACAATGCCGATCTCCTCCAGGCGCGCCTGCGTCTCGCGGAGCCCTTCGACGTCGACCACGTAGATCGGTCCGCTCATCAGATGATCTCGATCTCGTCGCGCACGTAGCGCCGGAGCAGTTGCCAGTCGGTCAGCGAGAGTAGGTGCGGGATGGTCTGTGAGACGTCCGTAGCGGGCTGCACCTGGTAAGCGCCGCCACCGGCGCGCATCTGCCAGAGCCCCACGACGGCACGCTCGGCGACGCCGACGACGTCGGACGGGATCGCCGGCCAGCCGAGGTCGGCGTCAATGCGCACGTTGTTGAAGCCGGGGAAGAAGAGCGGCGTGGAGTCGCCCGGGGTCGGGATGTTGGTGATCCACAGCTCAGTGGCGGGGAAGCCCGGCGTGCGCTCCTGGGGGACCGGGCGGACGAAGTAGTCCTGCCGCGGCAGCACGTACCAGGCCCCGCCCTGCGGCCGTGTGCCACCGTCCCCGGCCGAGACCGGCGTGACTTCCAGCGAGCGGATCGCGCCCCGGATGCCGTACTCGATCGGCAGGATGCGGCCGCCCTCGCGGCGGCTGTAGCCGTCGAAGATGTAGACCTTGGTCGCGACCGTGCCCGACTGGAAGCCCGAGACGAGCGTGGCCGCGAGCGTGACGACGTTGCCGGAGATGCTCTCGACGAGCCCGGACTCGTGCGTGGCTGTGACTGCCCCAAGCATCAGCACGTCGTTCACCTGCAGGCCCGCCGCGCTGACCAGCGTGACCGAGAGATCGCCCGGCGACGCCGTGGCCGCGAGCGCGCTGGAGAAGCCGGGCAGCGGCCCGAGGATGCGCCCGGTGGTTGTCTCGATCCAGGCGTTGACCTGGTCACAGAACGCCTGCAGCTCGGCTGCGTCGGCCGCCGAGACGTTGGAGATCCGAGCCTGGACTCCGGGGAGCGTCGCGTAGGTCACGATGCTCATGAGGCGTGCTCCAAGGTGGACGCCCCTACCCGCCCGGAGGAGGGCGGGTAGGGGGTCCGGCTCATGTCAGACTTCGAGGTACTGGCAGACGACCGTGAACGGGCCGCCCGTCGTGGAGGCCGTGCCCGTCTCGGCGTAGACGCCGTACACGGGCTGCGGGGAGGAGCCGACCGGGCCGATGGCGTTGATGACGCTCACGTCGCCGGTCGATGCCACGGTCTGCGCGTTCAGATACTCGTGCGTGGCCGAGGTCTTGCCGAGCGTGACCGTGGCTGACGTGCCAGCGTTCGACGCGACGGCGGTGATCAGGTGCATCTGCACGATCGTGGCCCCGGCCGGGACCGTGAACATGACGGTCGGCGTGGTGGTGGTCCGGGCGAGCGCGTAGGTGACGCAGTGGGGATGGGCTTCGAGCTTGACGGTCATGGCTCCACCTACACGTATGCCAGGTCGGTGGCGACACCGACGGCCTGCGGGATCGTGATCGCGAGCGCCACGCGGCTCGTCACGCGGACGGCCGTCTGGTCGGTCGTGAAGAGGATGTGGGGGCTCACGGCCAGCTCGAACGCCTGGCGGCGCAGGATGCGGACGAAGTTGAAGTCGCCCAGGATCAGGTTGTTGTCGCCGATCTGCGTCGAGAGCAGGACGGGGTAGCCAAGGAGCATCCCGCGCCATGCGCCGGTCGTGTACGTCGTCTGCGAGGCGAGTGCCCCGGCGGTCGGGATGACCACCGGCGCGCCGAAGTTGCCGCCCATCGCCTCGAAGAGGTAGCGGTTCTGCGAGTCCTTGATCTTGGACACGAAGGAGAGCGCCTTCGGGCTCATGATCCAGGCGTTGGGTTCGATGTTCTGGGCGCGGACGTTGTACACCGCGTCCATGAACTTATCGGCCACCGCGGCGCTGAGCGCGGCCAGCGAGCCGATGGACAGCGCCGTGACGCCGGGATAGCCGATGATGCCCTGCAGGTTGGGCGGCGTGCCGTTGCCGGTCAGGAACTCCAGGTCTTCGAGGAGCGAGATGCGGCGGGCGAGCGACCGGGACAGGTACGCATCGAGCGCCGGGTTGGAGTCGGCGAGCAGCTCGTTGCTGTACTGCGAGAGCACCGCGAGCTTCTCGATGACGAACTGCTGGCGCGCGAAGTCCGAGTCCGTCGCGGTGATGATGCCCGCCTCGGCGACAGCGGCACCGGCCGCCAGCGCAGTTTCACGAGGCAGGTAGATGATCGAGCTGGTAACGGGGATGGTGTCCACGCCGGGGGCGTTGCGGACGGTCACGGCCGACTGCGCGGACAGCACGAACTCGTCCTGCAGGAACTGCGGAGGAACGAGCGTGCCGCCGAGCGTGTCGCCGGTGATCGAGACGGTCTGCGCCTCGGCCATGTCGCGGTAGGCGGCCGCGATCTTACCGACGGGGCTGTCCGCCATCTTGAAGCCCGCATACTCCGCGACCGTCGCGGACGCCTCGCGCGAGGCGGGGATCAGGAAGGCGTTGCGGTCAGCCTCGTCGTCGTTCTTCGCATTGAACGGGAGCGCCTCGCGGGCGGCCTGGTTCCAGTCCCACTCGAACGGGGCGCTCTTCCAGGAGCCCGCCTTCATGGCCCGGATCGCGCGGCTGATCGAGACGCGCTGCGGGCGGTTGAAGTTGACGCGGAGCGTGGCCCCGGTGCCGCCGGGGCGGTTCTTGGGGTCGACGCTGTTCAGGCGCTTCTCGGCGGCCCGGCTCGCGGCCTTGGCGGCCTTGCGGCTGGCCTTGTCCACGGCGGTCCCGATCATCGCCTGCAGGGCCTTCGCCGACGTGTCGACGGTGGCCGGTGCGGCTTCAGTCATGTGTAGTCTCCCCCCGGTGAGGAGACCCGCTGCCCGTCCCCCACCGGGGCTCAGGACGGAGCGGGTGACGCTCGCGCGTCTGGTTCATGGCCGACCCGTCAGGCGGCGGATCTCTGCATCCGCGACCTGTGAGCCGGTGCGGCTGGCCTGCCGGACCGCCTTCCGAAGCGCCTTGCGGATCGCCTTCTTCGCGTCAGTGCGTTCCATCCCGCTCACGCGGATGGGCAGCACCTTTGCGCGGCGTTCCGCATCGGTGTCCGTCGAGTCGTCGTCGGCTGGGCCATCGTTGAGGTGCGACGTGGTCCCGAGGGCCACCGTCGCGTCGTGGATTCCGTCGATCAGGGCCTGGTCGCTGGCCCGGTTGCGTTTGCCCTGCCGCATCGCGCTCATCCAGGCAGGCGGCCAGACGGGCGGCTCAGCCGACTCGACCGGCTGGTCTTCGTCAGTCCCGATCTCCTTCGACTCCATGCCGATGAACTCGGTGACGGCGTCGAAGGCGGCCTGCAGCTTGGCAAGCTGCTCGGGCTCGCCGGCCTCGCAGCCCATCAGGTACGCCAGGTCGCCCTGGATGTGGGTCGCCCAGCCGATATCATCCGAGGCGGTGCGGAAGGCAGAGCGAGCCGGCTCCTTCCAGGCGTCTGGCAGCGCAGCCACGAAGGCCGGCCCCTTGCGCTTGGCGATAGCGATGATGTTGGCCTTCAGCTCGTCAGTGCTGTAGTTGTCTGGCCCTGCGCGGCCGATCGCCTTGGCAGCCTTCGCGACACTCTCGGGCGTCACGATCGGGAAGCTCTTGTTCTTGCCGGCGAAGTCCTCGGCCGGGATATCCTCGCGCTCCTTGCCGCCCTCGGGCGGACCGATCGGCTTGCCCGACTTGTCCGTCGCACGCACGCCCGCGATGTGGACCATGACCTGCGCGGCGTCGGCGGCGCGGGCCGCGATCTGCGCCCACGGGTTCGAGGGCGTCGGCGTGAGGGCCTCCTCGATCATCGGCCAGACGCGCCACTCGCCGCGCTGCGCGCCCTTCTCCGGGATGTCCACCCAGTGCTCGGCCGATGCAGGCGACAGGCCGAGTTTGTCCGCGTCGATGAGCTGGCGGAGCGAGTCGAAGTACTGATCGTGCTTGTTGATCTGCGCCTGAATCCAGACGCCCTTCTTGTCCGTGCGCATCGGCGACCAGCCGCCGACCCGCCGGATGCCGACCTCCCGGTCGAAACCATGCTGGTAGGTCAGCGGGCGCGTGAACCGTGCGGGGACCTCGGGCGGATCGTCTGGCCGACGGTCCGGGAACAGATCCCAGACAAAGTCCGTCTGCGGCGTCGCCCGCGTGCCGTAGGAGTCGAAGCCGCCGGGGAACGGCCCGCCGAACGGGATACCGAGCCCCTCGATGGTCAGGAAGTCGTCGTCTTCGGCGACGGTTCGGATCGCTTTCACTTCGTGCCTCCGTCATCGTCGGGCGTGTCGCTCGGCGTCGGGATCGTGTCGTTGAACTTCAGCAGCTCGGCCACCCACGCAGGCGATCCCTCGCCCTTGTAGACGGGGTACTTCTTGAGCCCCGCATGGTCGGCGGCGAGCAGGTGGTGCCAGCCGTCGATGGGCGTCCACTGGTCGGCATCGTCGGGCTTGACGACGATCGCGGGGCGGCCCGGCGCGCCGACCTTGAGTGCTGCCGAGAAGTCGTCAACCTTCTGCTGGTTGCGCGCGATCGGGCGGCGCGCGTAGTCGATCTTCTTCAGCTTCATCGCCGGGTCGAGCGTCCACGTCCCCTGCCGCACGACGGCAAGCTCTCGGCCGGGCCACTGGGCGCGAAGCTGACCGACCACGGCCTCGGTCGCGTCGTCACCCTTGCGCACGGGCAGAGCGGCGAGCCGGTCGGCGATCTGCGCGGCGGACTGGCGGGCCCGGAGGCCGCCCTCGATCACCGCGCGCGCGGCGTCCGAGACCGGATGCCCGAGCAGGGCCTGCGGGTCGAGCGAACCGCCAGCGGTGAAGGTGCGCACGGCCGGATGCTTGTAGAGCCCACGGCCGAAGGCGCGCAGCGTCTCGGCGCTGTTGTCGCCCTCCGCGGTCTGGGGCGAGGCCGCCGTCTGGTCCGGGATCGCAGTGGCGTCGATACCGGGCAGGGCGTCTGCGAGCGCCGCCGTCGTGATGTCGGTCGGTCGCAACGTGATCGTCGTCTTCGGGATCGGCTTGTCGCCCCACGGGACCGCAGGACCGATCGCCATAGCCGAGCGGACCTCGTTCGGTGTGGCAACCTGGATCTCCGCCGCGTGCAAGTAGCGGTCGAACTTGTCCTGCCAGATCGGACCGAGCGCCTCCACCATCGTGTAGTCGTAGGCCACGGTCAGCTTGCGTCGGGTCGGATCGAACTCGGGCACGAGTTGATCGTTGAGGACGGACGCCGTCCAGTCGAAATCGGGGATCAGCGTGTGGTGCCACATGAACCGCTCGGCGTCGCGCAAGACGTTGTACTGGCTGAGCCCCTCCCAGTCGCCCGCGAGCGGGAGCGGCACCCCGAGCGCCGCGCAGACCGTCAGACGGCTCACCTTGCGGGCGGCCAGCCACTCGGCATCCTTCGGGAGCAGCGAGAGTGGCTTCCAGTCGATCTCGGCGTTGAGGAACGGCGTCTTGCCAGCGTTCTTCGGTCCGCGCAGACCGCGCAGCGTCTGGATCAGCGAACGCTTCTGTTGCGGCTCGATGATGGCGCCCTTCTGGGGGACAAAGGCGCCCTTGGGGATGCCATCGTTGCGCAGCATCGAGGCCGTGTACTGCGCGCCGTAGCGGTTGGTGGCGGCGTCATAGCGCGCGGCCGAGAGGGGAGAGAGCGGCTTGAGCGGGTCCTCCAGGTTGACGTTGCGGAAGGCGATCACGTCGCTCGGCAGCCACTCCGAGCGCCCGCCCTTGGGCGGGTTGTAGACGTAGAGGTCGGCCTGGAGCCC